CTCTTCCGTAGTCACAGGTAATCCTGTTGTAGAAGATACAACATTGGTTCTTGTCACTGCGATAAGTGCTGTATCCATCACGACTGCCCAACCGCTTGTTGGAAGCACATCTATCAGTCAAGGTCATGTTGTCTCGGGTGACAATATCACTACGGGTCAACCTGTTGTTGCTGACCTTACGATGGCAGAGAACGAGCCTTTCGTTGCCGAAGCTGTCGTGGCGGGGATACCGACTGTTGGCTCTCCAGAGTTTACGCAAGATCATTCCCTGATTTCCGTAGGCTTCTCGACAGGGCAACCTGTAGTCCCTGCATCTACAGTAACTCAAGGGTATGTCCTACAAGCTGTTAACATCACTACGGCACCCGCTTTTGTTGATGAGGCTGCGGCAGAGAGCATAGTCTCCCTTGTTGGCGATAGTGTTGAGACGGGTGATCCTGTAGTTGATACTGCTGACATTACAGAGAAGAACGACCTCTCTGGTGTCTCTATCACAACTGGTCAACCTACCGTAGACATCTCTACGATGGTGGTGATCTTTAGCCTTGATGGTACCTCCATCCTGACTGGTAATCCTGTGGTTGGCCCTATCTACTATAACTCTTCTAAACGTAGGGTTATCTCCGTAGATGGAGACACCTCAAACTCGGTTGATCTAGCAGAACTTTATAATGATGTAGATATTGGCGATCACAACTACGCTGACTACAATAACGAATACAACAGGGTTGCATAATGGCTTTCAGTATTAAACAAAATGATACATCCCCATCCCTACAGGCAACCCTGAAGGATGCTTATCAGTCGCCTATTAGTTTGAATGGTGCGACTGTTATGTTCCACATGAAGTCTGTTGATGGAACAATCAAAGTTGACGCTGAGATGACAGTCACAGACGAAGACAATGGTGTCGTTAAGTACGATTGGCAAGCTGGTGATACTGACACTGTTGGTACTTACTATGTTGAGTTTGAGGTTACCTATGCAGACGCCTCTGTAGAGACCTTCCCTAACAAGGGCAACAAGGTTGTTACGGTAGTCAAGGAATTGAACTAATGCAGGGGCGTAGCGGTAACTGGGCAAGACGCCTGTACGAGCTACCAGATGCCAGACTAGTTCAAGCTGAACGTGAGGTCTACAACCAGTTTGGTGTTGAAGTCTCCGTAGATGTTAAGGCTAAGAGCTTGCTTCGTTTTGGTCGTAACACAAACTTGGGCCTAACACGAGAGACTGTCTGGACCCTCGGTGGTAATGAGAACTATGTTCAGCTTCTGGTAACTTCAACGTCAACCTTGATCCTGTAGCCATTATCCCAGCTAACGCTGACCTTCGTGTCACTTGTATCTCTGACAACGTTGGGGCTGATGCCTTCGTAAACATTAACCTCTATATGGCAAAGGTGCTTCAATGATGAAAATCCTAAAGGCACAATATGCTGCCGACATCTTCACTACCCCAGAAGAAGCTCGTTCCCGTAGTATGGACATGGGTCTCGGTGGTGAAATTCATGTCACTGACTACAATGAACAAGCAGTGTACATGCCAGCAGCCTCAGAGGACGCATACATCGCCTACTACGAGGCTTTGGCTGGTATCCCACCAGAAGAGGAAGAAGAGCCTTCAGTGGACCGCTTAGAGGCTCTACGGGCCATTGTAAGGGAGGTTATCGGTAAGAAGATGACTAAAGCAAATATTCAAGGGCAAATCCTTAAGGCAGACGACGAACAGCGTATGGTATATGGCTGGGCTTCTGTTGTTACCGAAAAGGGTGAACCCGTTATTGATCGTCAAGGTGACGTTATCATGCCTGAGACTTTGGTTAAGGCAGTCAATAACTTTATGGAACACGTTCGTGTGGGTAAAACCATGCACGTAGGGGAGCAAACTGGTGTGATTGTTCACTCCATGCCGATCACTAAAGAGATTGGTGATGCTCTTGGTATTCAGTCTGACCGTGAAGGATGGATTGTCGCATACAAAGTGTACGACGATGCAGTCTGGCAAATGGTTAAGTCTGGTGAACTTGCGGCCTTCTCCATTGGGGGTCGTGCAATCAAGGAGGACTACAGTGCCTAACCTTTTGAAACAACTTGAACTGGAGGAACTGTCCCTCGTGGACCGTCCTGCTAACGCACAAGCTATGGTCTCCTTGTTCAAGCGGGACAATTCCCAAAAGGAAGTAAACAAAATGGATGAAGATAAAATCAAAGCATACATGGCAGAGAAAGAATGCTCCCGCGAGGAAGCAATGAAGGCTCTCGGCTATGATATGGAGAAGTCTGCTGAAGAGGAAGTGGAGACCACTGAAAAAGCAGAAGACTTTGCCGCCGAGATTGAAGCCCTTAAAGCTGAGAAGGCATCTCTTTCCGAAGAGAATGAACGTCTCCGTAAGGGTCTTATTGAGAATGGTTACATCATCAAAACTGACTCTATCGAAAAGAAAGACGAAGAAGAAGAGATGATGGAAGTTGAAGGTGAGATGGTCGCTAAGTCGGATATTCCGGCTCCGGTCCTCAAAGCCCTTGAAGCAGCAAAAGCTGAAGTTGAAGCTGCTGCTATTGAAAAGGCTGATGTTGAACTGACCAAACGTGCAGGTGAAGTTCTCCCGCACTTTGATGTCAATGTTGCAAAGTCGCTCATCAGCAAATTCGATGACGACGAAGCTATTATGGCTGCACTTCTGGCCGCTGATAAAGCGTTTGAAGCAGCTATGCAAGAATTTGGTAAATCGGATGCAGACGGTGAATTTGCTACCGCAGCCGACAAACTGGATGCTCTCGTGAAGTCCTACATGGACGAAAACAAACTTAAGAAGAGCGAATACGCCAAGGCTTATGCGGCTGTCGCTAAGACCGAAGAAGGCAAATCCCTCATCGCTAAAGCCTACAAAGGAGAATAACTCATGGCTACTGAGCAATCGCGGAATACCCGCACTTTCGTTGCAGGCGAAGACCTCTCTACTGCACAATTCAAATTCGTCACTCTGGAAGCTGACGGTCAAGTTGATCTGGCTGACACTGCTGGTGAGAACTGCATCGGTGTACTTCGCACTGAGGGTGCAGCAGGTGTAGCTGTAGCTGTTCTGGTAGACGGCCCTGTTATCGTTGAAGCTGGTGGCACTGTTACCAATGGTGGCGCTGTTGCTACCGACGCTACTGGTCGCGCTGTAGATGCAACCACTGGCGACATTATCATGGGTTACGCTATGGAAGCTGGCGTTGTAAACCAGAAAATCCAAATCGAACTCATTCAAGGTGGTAACGCTGCGGCGTAACCTAAGTAAAAGGAAAATAATACTATGCCTATGCTGACTCCCTCTCAGGTACATCTCGACGTACCTCTGACTAACCTGACCGTTGCCTATGCTCAGGAGCAGTCGAACTTCATCGCTGACAAAGTTTTTGGTACTGTTTCGGTATCTAAGCAGTCGGATAAATACTACAAGTATGACCGTGAAGGTCTGCGTCATGGTGACGTTAAAGTTCTGGCCCCTCGCACCGAAGTGAACCGTGTTGGTATGGCTCTGTCCACCGACAACTACTTTGCTGAAGTACGCGGTATTGGTATGGACTTTGATGAGCAAACTATTGCTAACGAAGACACCATGCTGGAAATTCGCTCTCAGGGTGCTAACGTCCTGATGGAAAAGATCCTGATTGATCGTGAAGTTCGTTGGGCTGACACCTTCTTCAAGGCTGGCGTTTGGGGTACTGAGACTACTCCTGCTAACCTGTGGTCGGACTACACCAACTCGACCCCGATTGTTGACGTAACCAACGCACGTCGCGCAATGCAGCTGAAGTCGGGCGGTTATAAGCCTAACGTCATGGTCGTTGGTAAAGCTGTACGTGACATTCTGGTCAACCACCCAGACATCCTTGCTCGCCTGAACGGTGGCGCAACTGTTACTAACACCGCTCTGATTACCGATGCCAAGCTGGCTGAAATCTTTGAGGTTGAGCAGTTCCTCGTAATGGAAGCTGTCTATAACGACGCTAAAGAAGGTCTGGCAGACAACATCGACTTCGTCGGTGGCAAACATGCGATGCTGGCCTATAAACCTTCGGCAATGGGTCTGCGTACTCCTGCTTCGGGTGCTATCTTCACTTGGGACTCGATCCCCGGTGTTAGCGGTCTGGGTATCACTGTTGAGTCCTTCTCGGACGATGCTCTGAAGCGCCAGCAAATCGCAGAACTGATCCAAGTTAAGGCTTGCGATGACATGAAAGTTATCGGTGCTGACCTTGGTTACTTCTTCGACAGCGTTGTAGCTTAATAGTTACTTACTGACGGTAGACCCTGAGTTTCGGCTTGGGGTCTAACCCAATTACAAAATACCATAACAACTTAAATAGGAACATAATATGCACCCTACATGGCTTGGGTTTCAGGTAGACTGGCCCGTATTCGTTAAGAACCCTTTTCAAGCAGCTAACACCTCTTGGACACGGGGTCAACACTTTAACTGGCAAGAGCGCAAGATGGACCCTTATAAGGTCTATACTATGTACGCCGCTGGTTATCTGTACCACAATAAAGATTTAGAGAAAGAGAATAAGGTTGGTGATCGTCTGAGTGAAATGAACTCCGAACAACTTTATACTCTGGTAGGTCTTCTGAATGGCGAGGTTAAGAAACGTACTACCTCTGCGGAAGAACTAAAGAACAAGCGGTGTCGTCAGTCTAAGATTGATGATAAACAGCGTGGATTGCTCCGCTCATTCCTACGTAAGAACCCTTGGATTACCGAGGACTTCTACAAGTTTCGAGATGACATCCTCGGAGAATAAACAATAAGGAGACCTGCCTTGGCTTGGAATTACGATCCTACAAACTTAAATACAACCACAGCTTCGGGCAGGTTGAACACTGTGCGCTTCCTTGTAGGTGACACAGACACTAATGACCAGAAGGTTCAGAATGAAGAGATTACGTTCTCTCTGTCTCAGACTAATGATAATGTAAACGCTGCTGCTTCCTACGTGGCTCGTACTCTGGCCTCTAAGTATGCCTCTAAGGTTACTATTGAACTAGACGGTCAGCTAATGGCCTACTACAGTGACCTCTATGACCACTACAAGTCTCTGGCAGATAAGCTAGACTACCAAGCCAAGAAGTCCGGCGCTCAGTTGGGCATCCTAGCGGGTGGCATTAGCAAGACTAGAGTTGGCGCTGTACGTAGCAACACTAACAGAGTAGAGCCAGCGTTCCGTAGAGATAGGTTCCTTAACCCTCCTGACTCTGACAGCTACAGATAAGAGGTCAATATGCTCAGTAAGGATATGTACGCTCTGGTAGGTGAGTTCGGTCAACCTGTCACCTTTAGGAAGGTCTCTACGGGAACCTACGACCCAGATACAGGTTCGGTTGGAAGCACCTCTACGGATTACTCTGTCAAGTCTTACATGGCTCAATTCACACTGACAGAGCTTTCTCTGAATACTGTGGTTAGAGGTGATAGGAAGGCTCTGCTATCTGCCTATGATACCTCTGGTGTAGCTATTCCTGCCCCTGACGAGAGTGACCTTTTGGTTGGTGCAGGCGATACGGTTAGAGTGGTTTCCACCCAGACGATCTATAGTGGAGATAACGTAGTCTGCTACATTTGTCAAGTGAGGGAGTAATATGGCTCAGATAACAATCAAAGGTCTTGATGTCGTCAAGGATATTGAGAACCAAGCTAAAGACATTGTTAATGAGGAGCTAGAGGATCACTTCACTAAGATGGCTAACTACGCTATCAATCGATCTCCTATCTGGTCTGGTGCATACGTTAAGTCTTTCTCGTTCAAGGCTGGTAATTCTAGTAGTCGTGGTCGTAGGATTGACGGTGCTAACTGGAAGTTCCCTCAGAAGACAGGTTCAGAGGCTGACAGAGAGATCGGCAGAAGCCTTCTTATGGGCGACATTCAAGCTGCCTTTGTAGACAACGATCCTCTTGAAACTAAGTCCTACACCCTTCGTAATGACTCCAATCATGCTAGGTTTGTAGAATATGGCGTTGAAGGTGGCGCTCACCCTCCCGGCCCACGTCCTAGAACTGGCTACCGTATCTTTTCAGAACTGAAGGAGTTTAAGAAGAGTGGCTGACATTAACAGAAAGATTAGGGCCGCACTAGAGACCCACCTATCCAGTATCTCAGGCTTACCTGACATTGCCTATGAGAACGTCCCTTACGAGCCTACAACTGGGCAGAGCTTCATTCGTGTAGCCTATATGCCTGTGACACGTAGACCTGCTGTAAGAGGCCGTAATCCGCAGCAGGAGTACCGAGGAATACTTGCACTTAATGTGTATGCCCCTGAAGGCTCTGGACCTGCTGTTTGTGAAGACATTGTAGAGAAGCTTCTGGAAGGCTTTGAGGCCACCACAGATATTACCTACAATGATGGCAGTGATGACTACACTGTTTGTATTGACTACGCTGAGAGAGACATCGGATTGACTGATGCTCCTTGGTATTTAATTCCAGTCAACATCGGCTGGTTCATCTACAACTAGGAGACTTAGATGACTTGTTTCGCACAGGGTTCCCGTTCCAGCCTTTCCTTTATTGTCGAATCTACTTTCGGCACTACCCCGGCTGGTAACTTTACGAACCTCCCCTTCAGCACTCACTCGCTGAACCTAACCAAAGACCGAGTAGCTGGTAACGACATTCAGGCTGATCGTATGCCTCGTGTTGATCGTCATGGCAACCGTCAAGCTGGTGGTGATATTGCTGTTGACCTCCGTAAGGGTGACTATGACGCTTTCCTTGAATCGGCTATGCTTAATGTTTGGTCTACCGATGTTCTTAAGGTAGGCACCACCCCTAAATACTTCTCTATTGAAGACTACGCTGCTGACATCGACCAAGCCCGTCTGTTCACTGGTTGCACCGTGTCTACTATGGCCTTGTCTATCGCACCTAACCAGATGGTCACGACTACCTTTGGTATGGTTGGTAAAGACATGACTATCAGTCAGACCGAGAAGACCCAAGACGCTGCCTCCGGTAATGCACCTTTCGATGCTTACTCTGGTGACTTGGCTATCGGTAACGTAGGTGCCTCCTCTGCCGTAGCTATCGTGACTGGTATTGACTTCACCCTGAACAACTCCTTCGCTCCTACCTTTGTTGTTGGTGACGATAGTGCGCCTTGCTTGGAAGTAGGTCGTGCGGAGATTGAAGGCACTATCACCGCATATTTTGAGGATGCAGCTCTGGTCAACCGTTTCCTTAACGAGACTGAGACTGAGCTGTCCGTATCTGTAGATGACCCCACAGGTACTAACACTTATACCTTCTTGTTCCCTCGTGTCAAGATCAACTCTGCTGACGTTGGTGTAGATGGCCCTAACAGCCGTATCATCAATATGTCCTTTGTTGCTCTGTATGACTCAACTGAGCAAACGAACCTGAAGATTACTCGTTCATAAGAATCCCGCAAGGGAGGGGCTGGTGCTGTGTCGGGTGGCGCTGGCCCCATTTATCTCATACCCGACTATACATAAAGGAACCCGACTATGGATTTGAAAGATTTTGCACCTAAGAGCGACGAAGTAGAGGTTGTAGTTAAGCACCCAGTGAACGGTGAACCTCTGACCAATAAGGATGGTAGCGATATGGTTATTGTCCTTCATGCACCTCACTCTAAGGCTTATAAAGAAGCGATGTACGAGCAGACCAACAAGCGTCTTAAGGCTGCACAAGGTTCTGGCAACACAGACATCACCGCACAAGACCTAGAGGAAGCTAGCCTAGAGTTGCTGTCTAAGGTTACTAAGTCTTGGAAGATTACTTACGACGATAAGCAACCCAAGCTGACTGTGGCTAAGGCTAAAGCTATCTACGACGAGTTGTTCTGGCTGAAACCTCAGATTGAGGAGGCGTTGAGCAACACTGAAGTTTTTACGAAAGCCTGATAGGCCAGCTAGAAGACTTCGCTGAACATACGTTCAAACTGAATAAACCCGATCAAAATGGTGTAACTCAACGTGAACACCTACAAGAAGTAGAAAGGCAGATCGGACGTAAGCCACAAGAACTAGAGGGACCAGAGTTTCCTCGGTTAGTGTCTCATGTCTGGTCTGCCTTTATTTCGTTAAGCAACAGTAGAAGTGCTGGCTATAGCGGACCTAACCCGATTACTTACGAACAAATTAAAGCATGGAAAGAACTGACGGATACGCCACTTGACGCTAGAGACGTTGAGGCTGTTGTGCGTATTGATGCAGTGTATATGAGGGTGGCTAATGACTAGCAACACTATTGATCTTAAGTATGTTGTAGACAGCACTCAACTTAAAGAGGCCAACCGAGAACTTAACCGTACTGATGATGCGCTGAGACGCACAGGTTCCTTAGCCAACTCTTCCGGCAAGAAGATGAACAAGTTTGGTGTAGCAATGCAGCAGACGGGTTATCAGGTTGGCGACTTCTTGGTTCAGGTTCAGTCGGGCCAGAACGCACTCGTGGCCTTCGGTCAGCAGGCTACTCAACTTGTAGGCATTTTGCCTATGTTTAACTCCTTTATGGGACTCAGTGGAACTGCGCTTGTCGGTCTTTCTGCTGGCTTAGGTGTCGCTATCCCCTTGGTAACTGCCATTGGCGCTGCCATTATGAGGGCGGGTAAAGATGCTAAATCTCTAGCCGAAGAGTTTGAGGGTCTGAGCGAAGCGATTAAAGGTTATGAAACTATCGCCAAACTTGCTTCCGCAAGCACAAAACAGCTTAGTGAGAATTTTGGGAATCTTGCTAAAGAGGCTACTTTTGCAATTAAAGAGTTGCAAGCTCTAAAGCTTCTAAAGTTGGACGAAGAGTTTGATAAAATAGCTAACGCATTTACGGATGTGTCTGAGGTATCAGGAAGAGTTAGCGGAAATATTGCAAAAAACTACAGAGATTTCTTCGGTTTAAAGAGTATCAGTAGTGAGGCAATCCCTGAAATTATCAACCTACAAAAGTCCCTTGAGGATGCTGTAAGTCTTGAGGATAAAACGCAAGCAGCTACAGGTCTGGCTGAAGCTATATCTAGGATCACTGGTGGCGTCAATAACATGACCCAAGAACAGAAGGCCTACTACGAAACTGTCCTGTCTGCGGCTAAAGAGCTTGCAAGTATTTCTGAGGAAGAGAGAAAAGACGCATCTTCTGGCTTTGAAGCCCGTCAACAAGCGGTGCTTGAAGGAATTGAGATTTTCCGTTCTGCACAAAAGCGTATGCGGGAAGAAGAGAGAAAAGACGCAGAAGCCCGTCAACAAGCGGTGCTTGAAGGAATTGAGATTTTCCGTTCTGCACAAAAGCGTATGCGGGAAGAAGAGGCAAGGACTCAGGCTGAAATTGCAAAAGGTTACGCAAATTCGGTAGGTCAGGCCCAGACGATTAAAAATGCCACTGCTCAATATCAACAAGAGATGATTGGAGTTTTTAAGACGGCAAAGTCCTTAAAAAAAGAGTTGGGAGAGGCGGCTTACGAGGCCTTAAGGTTGTCGGGTGTAGATATATCTTCAGAAAGGGCTTTAGCTGAGTATGAGGCTGGACAAAAGATTATTGCCGAAAGAAAGGCTTGGACTGAAGAGGCTATAGGAATCTTTAGGGCTGCACAAAAGCGTATGCGAGATGAAGATGTCGCAATAACGGAAAGAACTTTGGAGTACTTGTTTAGAAACAGGACTCTTTTTTACTCTATCCGGTTTTCTGGGGAGCAAGAGGTTATGTCGCAAAGCCTAACCCCTTCTGGCAGAATGAGTCCCTCTCAAAGCTATGAAGAACTGATTGCGATGGGGTGGACTCCTGAAGACCTTGAGCGTATAGGGCTGACACCCCCTAGAAAACCTTCTGGTGGCAGATCGTTTAAAAAACAAGACCCTCTAGCTAAACTCAAAGCTCAACTTAAACTTGAGAGAGATTTGGTTGGCGTATCGGAGGAGAGGGCTAGGATTATTAACACTCTTGGTATGGACTTCGTTAAGGACAACCCAAAGATTGTTGAAGGTCTAGAGGCTCAAATCCTAAAGACTAAAGAGTTGACCGAACTAGAAGAAAAAAGGCAGGGCATTATTGACACCGTAGAATCCTCTATGAAAGATAATTTCATGGCTATGGTTGAAGGAACTAAATCTGTCAAGGATGCCTTCAAAGGTATGGCCAGAGACATCATTAAAGAGTTGTATAGAGTTCTTGTTGTGCAAGAGATGGTTGGAAGTTTCGATAAGTCTAACCCATCCAAAAACTCTGGAATCCTTGGTTTTGCAGGGGAACTTTTGACAGGAATCTCCGGCAAAGCTTCTGGTGGTACAGTCCAAGCTAACCAACCTTACCTAGTAGGTGAAAAGGGACCAGAGATTATCGTACCTCGCAACAGGGGTCACGTTATGAATGCTGACCTTACCGCTAACGCTATGGGTGGAGGAGAGACTGTGGTCGTAAACCAAAGCTTCAACTTCCAAGCTAACGGCGATGAATCGGTTAAGAAGATTATTGCTCAAGCTGTACCCTCTATTGCTAACATGGCTAAACAAGCGGTTATGGACGCACGTAGACGCGGTGGTGCCATGAAGAATACATTCGGATGATACGCAAGTATCTTTAGATAAGAGGATAATATGGCTATTAGCTACCCACTAGATGCACCTACAACTATTGGGATTGAGAGTATTGAGTTACGTGCAGTTAATGCGGTCTCTACCTCTCAGTCTCCTTTTACTTACAAACAGCAGGTTATCGCCCACACAGGTCAGAAGTGGGAAGCCTCAGTCACTATTCCCTCGGTACGTAGAGATAAGGCTGCTGAGTGGAAGGCTATGCTTGTGGCTCTCAAGGGTCAGACAGGCACCTTCCTCTTGGGAGACCCTGACTATGTATCCCCTCGTGGTACAGTTACTTCTTGTGCTGTCACTGGCTCTGCTGGTGATGATACGGTTAGTGTAACTATGACAGGCTCTCTCCTAGCTGGCGACTACATTCAGTTGGGTTCAGGTTCCTCTGCTAAACTACACCAAGTTCTTGTAGATCAAACTGGCGATGGTCAACTAGAAATCTGGCCTGCACTCCGGTCTGACTACACATCTGAGGCAGCTATTACGGATAGTCCTAAAGGCGTCTTCAGGTTGAACCAGAATGTGTCTGCTTGGTCAATTAACAATGCAAGTTTCTATGGTATCTCTTTTGAGGCTGTAGAAGTAATCTCAGGATAAGAATATGGCTGATAAGAAGATTTCTGAACTAACGAGTATCACAGGCGCTGACGTAGATGATGCTAACGACACTATTGCTATTGTAGACTCCTCTGAGGGGCAAACTAAGAAGATTACTCGTGAAGAGTTGTTTGACACTAACACTGACGCTTCTATCAACGGTGTGACTATTGGTCGTGGATCGGGTGATTTTTCTAGTAACACGGCTAGTGGTTAT